TGATGCGACCACAAGCGCACGCATCTACGCGCCAACTCATCCTGAAATCCTGCTCACCGATGAAATCTCGACCACAACCGGCCTCGTGGTCGAGATCGGTTGGGACACGTCTTGGTCCGGCATTGCATCTAACGCCTATGAGCTTCGCCCCGAAAACGCTCTGGCACGGGGCAGGCCTGCAAACGTGCTCAGGCGAGTTGTCGGCTATTGGCCGCAATGGTACGGCCCAGTCGGGTACTTGCAGCAACGCGTGCGAGTAACCGCCTGTTGGGGGTGGCCAACCGTGCCGGCCGATATCAAGCAGGCCACGCTGATCAAGGCAGCACGCATATTCCGCCGTCGCTCCTCACCCGAGGGTGTTGCGGGCTTTAGCGACATGGGGCATGCGATCCGGGTAATTCGCAGTGACCCTGATTACGAGGCGCTCATAGCGCCGTACCGGCTCGACGAGCTGTAAGGCGCTCCAATGGACTTTGCAGGCATCCGTGCAGGACTCGCCACGGCCGCTACGAACGTTAGTGGCCTGCGCGGGATGGCGTTCTTAGCCGACTCTATCGAGCCGCCCGTGTGGGTCAGCGGCGAAGTTGAAATTTCATACGACCGGACATTCCGGGGTGGAAGCGCTGGCCTCGTTGAGGCGACGTTCACCGGGCGCCTGTATGTCTCGCGTGCTGACGACCGGGCAGGGCAGGCATTGCTTGACGGCTATCTCACCCCGTCCGGCTCGTCCAGCATTAAGGCGGCTCTAGAAACAGACGTGACCCTCGGCGGAGTTTGCAAAACGCTGTGGGTTGAGCGCGTCCATGGCTACGGCTTGTGGGAAGTCGCCGGAACCCCATACATGGGCTGTCAATTCGATGTGAAGGTGTGGGGTTAAATGTCGCTCACTCCGACTGTGCTCACGGACTGCCGGATCTACTTCGAATCCGCCGACCTGACCGGGTACAGCAACAAGGTTGAGATTTCGACAAGCGTTGAGGATCTCGACCGTACGACGTTCGCCAGCGGTGGATTCAAGGAACGCGTCGGCGGTTTGAACGAAGCGACCGGCAGTATTGACGGTTTCTGGCAGGCTGGCGACTTAGGCCAGCCTGACGATATGTGGTTCGCGAACCTAGGCAGCGCAAGTGCCGCTATCACACTCGTCCCAACGAGTGGGGCGGCCGGGCAGCTCGCTTACTTGACGCAAGCTATGGAGACGGACTATAAACCCGGCGCGGCTGTCGGAAAGCTCCTAGCGTGGTCCGCCGGATTCAAAGGTAACTGGCCACTTGTTCGCGGGCAAATCATGCATCCACAAGGCACACCGCGGACCGCTACCGGCGTTGGCACCGGGTACCAACTCGGCGCGGTGAGTGCCACTCAGCGCATGTACGCCTGTCTTCACGTCCTCAGTGTCAGCGGCACGAGCACACCGACAATCACGGTCAAGCTCCAATCGTCCGTAGATAACTCGTTCGCGAGCCCCACGGACCGGATCACCTTCGCGGCGGATACAGCGCTTGACGGACAAGCGCTCTCCCTGGCAGGCGCCGTCACTGACCAGTGGTGGCGTGCCGCTTGGACCATCTCCGGCACAACTCCGAGCTTCCTCTTCGCCGTGAGCGCGGGAATCGGTAACAAGTAGGCCCGGCGGAATCCGTATTGCATCGCTCCCCCGCTAAAGGGAGCGGCTCTTTGCATGTAGAAAGGGGACCGCTGTGTCTCTGACGCCTACCGTTCTCACGGACGCGTACATCAACATCAGCTCTAACGTTGTGAGCGACCACGGCAACAAGGTGGAGCTTAACGTCACGGTTGAGGATAAGGATACAACCACCTTCGGCCAGACGTACAAGACGCGCGTCGGCGGCCTCAAGGATGGCACCGTAGGGCTCGAATTCATTCAGGATTTCAGCGCGAGCCAGCTCGACTCGATTTTCTGGCCGTTGCTGGGGACCGTTGTGACATTCGAAATCCGCCCGACGTCAGGGGCACGCTCCGCGACGAATCCAGCTTATACCGGCTCAATCCTGATTGCGGAGTGGAAGCCTCTTAGCGGCGCCCCGGGCGCTGTGGTGCCGGTATCTGTGTCGTTCAAGACGTCCGGCACCGTCCTACGACAGACCAGCTAGCGCCGTGGCCGCTGGAGTAGAGCTGACCATAGATCAGCGCGAGCTGGCACGGCTCTCCGAGCGGCTTCACGCTCAGGCGGACGGCAAGGCGCTCCGTCGACAGCTATCGGCGCAACTCCGAAAGGCTGTTGCCCCCGCCGTCGCTCAAATAAAGAGCACGGCGGGGGGTATGGGCCGACACACGCCAGCGGCGCCCACATCCCGTGAAAAATATGCGGGTGGCGGCAGTTCACAGTCGCTCGGGGCGGCAATCGCTAAGGGGATTGGCGTCCGCTCACGGTTGAGTGGTCCGCTCGTCGGGGTGTCTGTGCGTGCCACGAAAAAGGGCAATCCCCGAGGCTTCCGCAACGCGCCCCGGCGATTCAACGACCGTTCGTTTCGACACCCGGTCTTCGGCTCCGGTCGCTGGGTCGAGCAGGCCTCCCCGATCCCGGACTACTTTGACGGCCCGCTACGCACGGGCCGGAGCATGTACCGACTCGCATGCATTACCGCTATCAACGAGATGTCGGCGCGAATAGCGCGATAACGAAGAAAGGTATACCACCCATGCATGTTACATATAAGCCCGAAGACGGCACGTCCACGGAGTGGGATTTCGATGCCGGGCGAGTCCGCGCGTCTACCGCCGAGGTTATCGAGAAGCGTTATGGCGAGAACTGGGAAAGTTGGGTCGCTGGCGTCAGCTCGGGCAACATCCGTGCTCGCCGGGTGCTTCTGTGGCATCTGCTTACGCGCGACCACCCGACGCTGCGGTACGAGGACACTCCCGATTTTTTCGCTGACGAGTTGCTTGTGCAATTCAGTTCTGCCGAGCTGGCCGCACTACGCGAGCGAGTGAGCAAGGCGGATATTGCGGCAGAGCGCCGGGAATCCATGCTCGCGGCAATCGATCTCGAGACCGCCGAAGCGGTAAAGCGCGAAGCGGAGTCGGGCTCGGGAAAAGCGAGCTAGAGGCTCTCCGCGAACATTGGTGGTACGTCTTCGCTGCCGAGCTACGCATAAAGCCCTGGGAAATCGGTGACTTAACTGTCACCCAATTCCGCCAGGCCATCACCCAATTCGAGCGGCTGCAAAAAGAGCGAGAAGGGCTCGGATAGGTGTCTGACGTCTCACTCGTCTTTAACCTTCTAGCGATCGACCGCATTAGTAGCGTTATCGGCGATATTAAGAACAATTTCGGCAAGTTCGCCATAGAGTCTGCCGTCGGGGTTGCTGAACTCGGCGGCAAGCTCGTTGAAATGGGTGGCGATTTCGAGTTCGCTATGGATCGGCTCGTCACCGGCGCCGGCGAATCGCAGTCGAATCTCAAGCTCGTTTCCGATGGCATCTTGGCCATGGCCGGTCGTGTGGGTGAATCCACAAAAGACCTCAGCGCCGGGATGTACCTTGTCGAGTCGGCCGGCTTTCACGGCGCGGACGGCCTCAAGGTTCTCGAAGCTGCCGCCGAAGGCGCCAAGACCGGTAACGCCGATATGGCGACAGTCGCGGATGCGGTGACTACGGCGCTCGGCGCCTATCACCTAGGGGCAGATCAAGCGGCAGCCGCAACTAACGCACTGGTCGCCGCTGAGGGTCAAGGCAAGACCAACTTAGAAGCTTTGGCCGGTTCGCTGTCCACCGTCGCGCCCATCGCGGCAACTGCTCACATCTCCCTTAACGAAGTGCTCGGCGCCATGGCGACAATGACCGCTCAGGGCACCCCGGCCGCCGACGCTGCGACCTACCTCAAGCAAACCATCGGCCAGCTTTCGAACCCGAGCGGCCAAGCCGCACAAGAGATGCAGAGCCTAGGCCTGAGCGCAGTGCAGGTTGGCCAGAATCTGGGTAAGAACGGCCTAGCCAGCACATTGACCATGCTCACGGACGCCATTGAGAAGAAGATGGGTC